GTCAAACGCTGACGGTTTGATGGTGGCCTCGTCCTTGAACATCAGGCTGGCTTTGGCTTGGCCAAAGAACTCCAACGTCGAATTGTTCACAGCGTCCTCAACACCCAACACAATCATACGGGTAAACCCGAAGTTGGCCATAAGGTTCTGCACCTCCAACAAGACTTTGATGCTGGACGCGCACGCGCTGGCGTCCGTGGATACGTAGTCCATGGGGCCGAACATGGATGCAACGCGCCCAGCGTAGATGTTGGTCAGGGTGACCAGCGGCAGCTTGAGTTTGAAGTGCAAACGCCCAGTGTCTTGCTGATCATGCCTGCCACGGATGCCCGCCCAACCTTGGGAACCTGCGGCCAAGATGAAACCAGTTTTACCAGACGTAGGGTTTTCCCTAACGTAGTTGACCAACTTGGGGTCGATGACTTTGTTGGCCAGCACATGCGCTGGATAGACCAGCCCTGACTTGACGTTGTTGTAGGTTTCAGGGAACCAGTGGATGCGTTGGGGGTAGGGGTGGTCGTCAATGACCTCGGTGTGGGTTGACCCAGCACCGCGATGGTGAGTGAGGTAAATCATTTGACCCTCGCCAGTTCAGCTTTGACATCTTCTGGTGTGCGCGTTTTGTTTGCGTCCAAAAAGGCTTGCAGGTCAGTAACGGTCACAGCCTGCATTTCTCGCATCACGTCTTCTTCAATACCGTAGATTTCTCCAAGGTACATGGCAAGCATGATGGTGTCGAGGCTGTCCAATCTCAGATCAGGCAACTGATCATCCATGGATAAGGCATGGCTATCCTGCGCAGAAACAGGTTTGGCGAGTGTTACCACGCCGTTGAAAAGTTCAAGGAAGTTCATATTCGCACCTTTGCAAAGAGGGACGCATAGTATGGCTTACGGCACAGGCCAAATCAACGTCAAGCGGTGCGTTGTTACTACCCGATCTTCCAGTTGGTTCCGTCGGAATACACGGGTACCTTATTGGCCCCGCCCCCAGCCACAGTAGATGCAAAGGTGGTTGCATTGGCATCAGACACAAACGCCCGTGCGCTCACGCCAGAAGTTGCGGCGCTGGGTAGGGTTGCCACCGTGTACACCGTTGTTGGGGGGATGATGCCGCCCTCAGTTCCCATCTCGCCCAAAATGGCTTGCAGTCGTACAAAGTACAGCCGAAAGACGCTGTTCAACTGATCTTGGTATGGGCGCTGGTACTCCTCGGGCGCTTGGGGCAGCGCAGGCGGTGCAATCCGTTGAAGTTCAAATTCAGAAGTGACAATCATCGACGGCCATCCTGACGCATGTCGATACGTGGTGAGCCCAACTGCCAGTTCACGCCCAGTCCAGTGGACTCAAACTTGATGGACATCTGGCGACCACGCACCCGAGTAAAAATCTGCCCGGTGAACTCTTCTACCGGCAAGGTGGCAATCCGTGTGACGGTCGCAAAACTATCGTTGGCCACAGAGTGATTAGCGTCCGTCGCTGAGTTGACCGAATACCCAGAGCCAGAATTTTTCAACGGCAGCAGGTACATAGTGGCGCTGGGCGGGGTTGCCGTAGAGCCTTCAAACGTAACGTCGGGCAATACGCGCCACACAAACATAAAGTTGTGGCCATCATCCAAGTCAAACTGCGCAGAGGTAATAGACGCCGTAATTGGCAATGTGACGGCGGTGGCGTTGTCGTCCAACCCATCCTCTTGGTTTACAAGGTTGTTGTAGTACGTAGCGGCCAACGGGAAGTCACGCAGGCCAGAATCCAGCCATGCAGTGCGAGCCATATTGCCGTAGTACCACACGTTTTCCACGTAGTTGTAGACCACGTATTTATCGATGTCAGTAGAGCCTTCGGAGCAATAGAACCACCAGACTTCGTTGAAACCTTCGTTGGTGCCCGAGCACACTTGCGAATACTGCGAGGTGTTGATGTCCTCAAACACGTAGCGGCGCAAGTCGCAAACCAACGTTTGTGTACGGCCATCGTATTTGTAAAACTTGTCTTTACCCATCCAGTAAGCCACACCCACAGCATACGACACAGCGTTTTGCCCCACGATGGAGATGTTCTCACCCACAAGCTGCGCACCCCAGACAATTGGTGCACCCACGTATTGAAGTGAATACAGAGCGGCGTCAGTCCACACCAAAACTTCTTGTCGTGACTGAGTAGCCGTGACAATCTCAGAGCCGCGAGATACACGCAAGAAACCTGCTTGGTTGGTGGATGCGGGTGTCCAGTTGTATGGGTCTTCTTGGTCAGACCAACGAATCAGCATTGGGTCAACTGTGGCTGTGCCGTAGTCGTTACAGCCAAACGCAAACACAAATCGGCTGATGTCAGACACCAGCAAGTAGTTTTGCTCAATCGGTACATCCGTTGCGCCACCAAAGTCGGACAACTGATATGCGTTTGACAAGATACGCACAGTACCCACAGCCGCGCCGGTAACTTGGATGAGCGCACCTGAAGGGGTCAGTGAGATATTGAATGACGAACCTGCGGCGTTGCGTACGTAGTACATCTCACCGGGAAGAATGCCCACAGGCATCGTAGACCCAGCGTCAGGTGCAAAGCGAAGGGGCGTGCCGTTAGCGTATTCAGCAGCGGCAGTAATCACCGTGGGGTTTGCCACCGTAGCAGAGAACGTGATTGGGGTGTAACCAGACGTTGCATCCCAGTAGTAGATTGGGCCTCCCCGTGGGCCAAAGATCAAGTCTTCGCCGTAGTTCTGCTGACTCCACAAGCGAATAGCATCCGTAGATGCTTCACCAATACCCCATGCGCCAGCACCCCAAGGGCCAGCACCCCACCCAACCAACGGCACTACGTAGGCAGGGCCAACATTGATTTGATACAGCGCATACACAGTACCGCCACCTGCTGCCACATTTGACGTGGCGTTTGCGCTTGCCGTGATGGTGTATGTGGTAGCCCCAGTGACCGTAATTTCGTACTGACCAAAGATAGTCAGACCGCCCACAGCGGTTGCGCCGTAGAACGACACAAAGTCACCGTCAATGTACCCGCCGTTGGCATCGGTCACCTGCACGATGGGGGAGCCAATAAATGTCTGAAACGGATTGGTCAGGGTGACCTGATCACGGAAGGGGGTGATGTCGTTGTAGATGCCGCCTGCTGCAAGATAAAACTTCAGGTTGGTGCCCACACCAATCAAGTTGATACCACCAAGGGTCACCCAGTTCCACAAAGAACGGCAGATGCCCAGAAAGGTGGACGTGGAGATACGTACCCAGCCGCCGATCTTCTCGGGCGTGCCTTGACGAAAGCGAATCTTCTCGCTCTCGTACCAGCCCCCTTCGTTGGTGTAGCGCGTGTTTTCACGGTTCACACCGGGCTTGAGCAGTATCTTCTTTAGTGGCATATCAGGTCACCCGTGTCCATTCAGGCTTTGTTGCCCCACGGCTAAAGTGCGGGCAATCTACCAACTTTTTACCATTTCCTCCCCATGAATTCAAGGGGTGCAACGACTCCCAGTATGCGCCCAACGGAGCAAGAACGGCCTTGTTGCCCACAAGTTTGCCATCTTTAAAAATGTTGAAGTCCACCGCAAGGCGCTTCAGGTGCAGTGAATCCATGGTCTGGCTACGGCCAGTTTTCATGTAAATTTCTTGCTGTTCGGGGGTTCGATACAGTTCACCAGCGGTGAGTGTGAAGCCCTGCTCAGTGGCAAACTGCACCAGTTTGCACATGTCAAGGAGGAAAGCGGCTTGGTCTGTGACGAGGCTCATTCTTTTCTCCCTTTCATCTCAGCAAGTTTTTCAATGGTGCGGCCACCGAAGTAGGCACCCATGATCAGCATACCCCACTGCCCAAGCAAGGACACGTAGGATTCGTTGGCGTTGTAGCCAAAGGCCGACATCATGGCAAATGTGGAATACGCCACCAAGATAAAGATCAGACTCATGGGGCGAATGTTTTTAGACAGCCGGGAGTCAGACGACATATCCGCTTTCCAGCGGTCAGAGACGTTGTTGTTTTCATTCTGGATCGCGTTGGCAAAGGCTTGCAACTCGTCGATGCCAAGTTTTTTTTCCTCAATACGTAGGCGCAGGAGTTCCTCCTCGTGATCCATTTCGTACTGTTTGAGCTTCATAGTGTCCGCATCAGACAGCGGGCCGTTGAGCTTGACGCCCGTCTTTTCTTCAACCCAATCTTTGCCCTTGGCCATCACGGCGTTACCGATGAGGCTGAGTCCTTGGGACAGTAGGGGTGCAAGGAGTGCTGGAATCATAATTACCCTTTTAGGTCAAAACTTAAATTAGGGTGGCGCGGATACTGCACAACCCGCTCCCCTTCTGGGCACTTGTACTTAATGGTCGCCAGTAATGTTGCCGTACCAGCGGCAATTTTCTCTTTTTGCACCATCGTC